AGGAAAAAGGAGAAAGAAGATTTACAACAGTTCATTGAATTTGCAGGTAACCGCATCACCTGCGCGAGTAAGGCATTTAAGCTGTTAGCTAACCGCCGTTCCAAATAATGAACAATATGGCAGAAATTCGTGCAGAGAGGGTTGGCATACAGTGGGTACTGTGTGCATACTCCCCGGCAGGTAAAAGCGCCGCAGGGCGTAGATTTGAGCGATTACGGCCTATGCCAGACTTTAAGTCGGCTTACGGGACCAAGGAGGAAGCAGAAGACGATGCCGCAAGGATCAATCAATACATCCAGCGAAGTAACCAATCGGCCAGACATCGGTCCCGCCAGGAAGCTGACCAGCAACGCCTCGATGAATACGTCGCCAATCACAAAACAACCTGACTCCGGCGTAGGCTGTAAACTGGATCCGGCACTGTACAAGGACATCGCCAATGGCTTGGTCGAAGGCCGAACCATCAACGACCTGGCGAACTCTTACGGCGTCAGTCCCAGCACCGTCTCGGTCCTGCGAAACAGACACTACGACTCCATCCCACAACCCAAACAACGCCTGGCAACCAAACTAGGCGGAGTCGCCGAAGCTGCCGCAGATCGGATGCTGCAGATGATCGAGGACGGTACGGTTAGTGATCGTGCGCTACCGGTTATGGCTGGAGTTTCCATCGAAAAGGCGATGTTGCTGTCCGGCGCCATTCCAACGACCAGGGTGGAACATATCAGCATCAAATCGGACAGCATCGGAGAGATCCTGGACCGGCTGCCGTCCGCCAACACGGTGCCACTTGCCAGTAAGGGAGACAGTACTGATGCGTAAGTCACTGGCTATCAACAACTCCCAGGTTTCCGCTACAGGTCTGGCTACAGTTTCCAGGCCGTCAACATCCATGGTGGGTGGGGGGGGGGGGGGACTTGTTGTTGTTTGTTGTTATATCTTATATGGGTTCCCCCTCACAGAATTTTTCACAAAATCCGGCCCATTATTGTGGTATCCGGTGGGATTTCGTGGTTCCGGAGTTGCATAGTTCTCCTGGGCTGCGTAGCTGGACGGTTGGAATGGCCGTCCGGCGTTTAACTTATGTTATTAGCTGATGGATACGAGGACGCGGTGATTGGGATTGGCCGGCAGTTCGGTAAGGAACTGGTGGTGTACGATGAGGCCAAGTGTTTGGAGATATTGGTGAAGAGGGACGGGATGAGTCCGGAAGAGGCTAGGGAGTATTTTGAATTTAACACGGCGGGGTCCTGGGTTGGGGAGGAGACGCCGATGTTTTTGGAGAGGATGACATTGGAGGAGATCCGTGAGAGGACAGACGAGAGGCGGGTAAACCGGAGATATGAGTGAATTTCTGTTATGGCACAGACAACAAGTAAAGAACAACAGACGGCCGCGTTGAACACGCTGATTAACTTGTCCCTGCAGATTGCACGGGAACAACAGGCACAGGTCCAGAACTCGGCCAATTTATTGGCAGTGGCGCTGGGGTTGGCGGTGGAGGCGCCTCCGGCGGAAGGGTCGGAAGAGGCCCAAGAAGGAAAGGATAAAGAAGCAGAGGCGTGATTGACTTGCAGCCAGGCGAGCGGATTGAGAGGGTTCTGTCGGCCGAGACGGGTTTGAGCCGGCAGGACCTGACGATGTTCAGGAAGGACCGGTTACAGAAAGGGGAAGACTGGCGATATGATCGCGAGGTGATCCTGACGCAGGCTGGTTGGGCGAAGGTGCGGCGTGAGTTACTTGGGGAGGATCCGGGGGATAAGGAGGCGGATCCTCCTTTTTTGGAGGGGTTGGTGACCAAATGGGATTTTCGCAACAGCCGGATGGTTGAGGTGGATGGTCGGATACTGGTTCGGGTTAAGAATGCCGCGTTGTGGAGGCCGGATCGGGAAGGGTCCCGGATGACGTTGAGATATGTGGTGAGTGGAGACAGGTGCTACCAGGTTGGGAAGGTGCCGCGTTATCCCGGAAAGTGGTGAAACGGAAGATTGAACAGGTGGCTTGGGATGAAGATATGGGGGGTCGGTTAACCAAGAAGGAACTGGCCGAGTTCAATGCTGCTGCTAATAAGTTTTTGAGGTCGAAAGGTGAAAAAATCGGATGGAAAGAGACAGTCATACCACAAAGCATACGGAAATCTGCCAAGAAAAAGGATTAACTGGAACATGGGAGAAAGGGTCCACACTGCTGGACGAGGAACAGGAAGCTACAAAAGAGGTGAAAAGCATAGAAGAGGCTTCTCGGTTGACGAAGGCGGAGGTAGCGGACGCGATCAGGGAGGCGTTGAAGATCCGGACCGAGATGGGTCGCCGGATAGTTGACGTTGCTTTGGAGTGTATTGAATTATTTGAAACCAAGCAGCGCGACTATGGCAGCGCGAACATTTCGTTGAGCGGGGAGATGGGGATTGCGGTTAGGCTACAGGACAAGGTTTGCAGGCTGAAACACCTGCTTGAATCGGGTGGGGAGGTAAACCATGAAAGCCTGGCGGACACTTACAAGGACGTCGCAAATTACGGGATGATTGGGTACAACCTAAACCAGGGCCGTTGGGAGTGAGGGATGATTAGTTGGTCAATCTGGACCATTACATTTACAAGCCGCATCCCAGGTTAAGGTTACCGACCAGGGAACAGGCCGGGTTAGCCTGCGCCACTCCGGAAGGGGAGGCAGATTTCCGGAAAGCGATGGAGGATCGCGGGATGGAAATTTACCTGGAGGAAACGGATCCGTACCGGGGAGGGTTTGAGCCAAAGCACTGGAAGCACGCGAAAAAGATCCTGGAAGAAAATGACGAGTTGTTGATTTCGGGAGGAAATCGTAGTGGCAAAACGGAATTTTGTGCGAAGTGGGTTGTCAAGTTGGCCAAAGAAAAAGCCGGTTCCAGGATCGCCTGCTTTCATACGACGCACCAGTCGAGTTTGCAGAACCAGCAACCAGTGGTTTACAAGTATCTCCCTGTTGAGTTTAAGCGCAAGATCAAGGGGGCGGTTGAGAATGTAAGTTACACCCAGAAAAACGGGTTTACGGAGTCGACGTTTATTTTGCCGAACGGCAGCCAGGTGTGGTTCATGCATTACTCCCAGGACCGCCGGACTGTTGAGGGATTGGAACTGGACGCGGTATGGGCGGATGAATTGATCCCGATGGACCTGTTGGAAACGATCCGGTACAGGCTTGTTACAAGGGCCGGAAAGTTGCTGGTTAGCTTCACGCCAATTGAAGGGTACAGTTTGACGGTGAAGGATTTTATTTCCGGTGGCGAGGTGACCGAATGGCGTAAGAGCGAACTGCTGTCAACCCGGTCAAACATCCCAGGTGGCCCGTCCGGTAAGATGCCGTATCTGATGCGGTGCCGTCGCGGTGGATCCTGGGCGATCTGGTTTCATACAAACTGGAATCCGTACAATCCGTATGAACAACTGAAGAAACGGTTGAGGGGGTTGCATGATGGTGAGGTTAAGATCCGCGCCTACGGTTGGGCCGACCAGAGTGTGGGGAATGCATTCCCGCGGTTTGGGGATGGCCACATTATGACGCCTGGCGAGATCCCGGTGGATGGCCGGAATTTCATGGTGGTGGATCCAGCCGGCGCCCGGAACTGGTTTATGCTGTGGGCCAGGGTATTTGAAGACGTTGTCTACGTTTATCGCGAGTGGCCGGACAGATCCATGGGGGACTGGACAGTTCCTGGCAGCAAGGTTGACGGCCACATTGGCCCAGCACAGCGCAGCGGTGGAGGCGGGGTTTCGTTTGTTCAGTACAAAGACCTCATCAGAGACAAGGAAGACGGTGAACCGGTCTTCTTGCGGTTGATTGATTCCAGGGCCGGCAGCACCAAGCTGATGGACGGCACGACCCCATTGGAGAAGCTGAATATGTCGGAGGAGGGTGAGGATCCAATGATGTTCTACCCGGCCAATGGCCAAAAGATTGAGAGCGGGGTTCAGCTAGTTAACGATCTTTTGTACTACGACAACACCATGCCGGTTGCTGGCGATAATTCTCCCAGGCTGTTTATCAGTGCGAATTGCACCAACCTGATTTATTCGATGAGGGAGTGGACCGGTGCGGATGGAGAGAAAGGTGCCTGCAAGGATCCGGTTGATTGTCTGCGATATCTTTGCATGGAGGACAATTTACACGCGCCACAGGACGCATTAGTCCAGCGCGGTGGAGGGTGCTACTAATGAAAACGAAGCTATTAACACTATCAGAGGCGAGGGAATATTCTGGGTTGACAAGAAGGGATTTAGACTTTCTGGTCGACGAGGGGCGGATTGCAGCCGTAATTCCGCAAAAGCAGAAGAGGAAGTTTATTAGAAAATCGATTGATGATTATTTGGAAGCGGAGGTAAATAAATGCCAAAGGTAGATTTAAGCGAACTAATCAAAGAGTACAACCGGGCGGGTGGATACACGTTCACCTATCATCGGACCAGGGCGGATGACGTCCGTTTTTGTTCCTGGGCCGGACAGTCTTATGACGGGAAGAAGCACCAGAAGAACGACACTGAACCGGTCTTCCCATGGGATGGGGCCAGTGATACGAGGGTTCGCCTGGCAGATGCTGTTTGCACGGAGAACGCTGACATCCTGACGACTGCATTCACGCGGGGGATTCTACGCGCTTCACCCACAGAGGCCAGCGACGCCAGTCAGGCCGAGTCTGCGACAACGTTGTTGCGTTATTATCGCGACAACAAGTTGCGAAACGAATTGAGGAACGAAGCCAACCTGTTGGCCAATTACGGTCAGCAGTACGGGTATGGTGTTTTGCACATCACCTGGCAACGCCAGATCACCAAAAAGATCGAGACGGTGTCGATGGAAGACCTGGTTAAGATTTCTGAAATGGCAGAACAGGGAACCGGCTTGTCGGAGTTGCCGGGCCTGGTTGCGGATCCAGACCAGGAAGAGGTGGCGGTGGACGTCCTGGAAGCCAACCTGGGGATCAAGCGCCGGCGTGCCAGGAAGCTGGTGAAGCAGTTGCGCGACAGTGGCCAGGGAGAACTGCCGGTGGACACCGTTACGAAGAACTGTCCGCAAATCGTGGCCCTAAAACCAGGGGATGAAGTTTTCTTTCCGCCAGAGACGATCGACCTTCAGTCGTCCAGGTATATCTTTCGCAGATGCTGGCATTCAGAGTGGGAAATCCGCCAACTGGAATCTGTTTATGGTTACAGTTCCGAATGGGTGAAGGACATTCTGAAGGCAAATGACGGTAACCAGACAACCTATGTGGATCCTATCAGTGAGACATTTGGGGTGGATATTCATGCCGGCGCAACTGATGGCCTGTATGAAGTTGTTTATGGCTACCGGAAAGAGGTCGATGAGGATGGGGTCTTAAACGTTCACTGTACAATTTTCAATCCGAAGATTTCTACACGTCCCGGCAAGGAACAGATACTGGACCACATGGCAGGTGACTACCCGTTTGTTATTTATCGCAGGGAGAACGTTATTCGCAAGCTGACAGACAGCCGCGGAGTTCCTGACATTGTCCATACATGGCAGAACGAGATCAAAGGACAGCGCGATATGTTGTACGACCGCGCCAGCCTGATGGTGTTCCCGCCGCTGACGGTGCCGGCTCGCATGGGTCAGGTGTATCGGTTGCAGCCTGGCAGCGAACTGCCGGAGATGCGGCCAGGCGAGGTGAAGTTTCTTGATCCACCTAAAAGCAATCCGGGTGAGGCGCTTGATATAATCGCGTACATTGAGAAGCAATGCGACCAGTACTTCGGCCGTCTGAACGACAACACCAACCCGGTGATCGCGCAGGCCAAGATGCAGTCCATGGTGGATAACTACACCACATCCTGGTCGGAAGCGTTCACCATGATGTTCAGGCTGGTTCAGGAATACATTTCTGATGAGGAATTAACCAGAATCGCAGGAATTGACACCGGCTTACCAACCAGTCAGGCCGAGATTCAAGGCGCCTACGACTTCGCGGTGAAGTTCGATGTGCGCGAGTTGGATAGCGATTATGTTGCCAGCAAGATGCAGGCGATCATTGGACTGTTACCTGTGGACACGGCCGGCACAGTAGATCGAGCCAAGCTGATGGCAATCGCGGTGAGTATGATTGACCCGGTGCTTGGCCAGTCGATCCTCACAGACCAACGCGGTGCGTCACAGAAGACGTTTGACGACGTTAACAAGGAGATTGCACTGATGGCCTTGGGGAACGAGGCCAACTACACCGAGAACGATCCGACCGCGGCCATGAAGATGCAGTTTATGCAGCAGATCGTTCAGAACAACCCGAAGTATCAGGAGGCGCTGCAAGGCGATGAACGTTTCAAGGCGTTGCTGGAGAACTACGGCAAGAACCTTCAGCAGTCGGTGTCACAGGAACAGAACAAGATGATCGGGCGGACTGGGGTCCAACCGGTAGGGAGTTAAATGAAACGAATTAATTACGATATTCTTCCAAACCCCATCGATGACGATGAGATGGTTTGGTTATGGTAAAATGGAACGCCCATTCACTGAAGAGGAACTAAAACAGATCTTACAAGGTCTGGACGACACTAGTGCTGCGTGGCAGGCTGTCAGGCAAGTACTAAACGAAGCTATCAACAACAGCACCGACTGTGCGTTGGTGGACGGGATCCCCCCAGACGACCGACAGTGGCGTTCTGGTTACGCGCAAGCCATGCGCGATGTCCTGGCAACGTTAAATAACTACAGAAAACAGCCTTCGCTAAAAGCGTAACCATTCCAATCTATTCCGGACGTGGCTAACCAAGCCGCTCCTGATTGAGGGATTTCAAAACCGTGCGTCAACTACCGCACGGTTTTTTTGTGAACCGGAATAATCCTAACTTGCAGGATAAAGCATGGCTGAAGAATTAGTAGAGGCAACGGAAAGCCTCCCTAAAGATACCGGACTAGTGGGGCTAGACGGTCCTTTGAAAGAGTTGGATTTGACCAAAATGTTGGTCAAAAACTTTGAAGAAGAAGGACCCGAAGAGACACCGTCGAGTGATGGTGCAGTGGAGGAAGCTGAACCGGTTTTGACCGAAGAAGCTGAAGGCACTGAACACGTTCTTTCACAGGAAGAATCGGAAACGGAATCCGAGGCGGAAGCTGAACCTGGCGAACAGCCGGAATGGTTTCAACGTCGGATAGATCGCTTTACCAAAAAACTTCGCCTGGCTGAAGAGGAGCGGGACGAGTTGGAGGGTAAGGTCCAGGATTTGAGTTCCAAGCTGGAACAAAACAGCCAGCAGTTAACAAATTCGCCAGTGCAAAACCCACTGGGAAACTTGAAAACAGAAAAGGAACTCAAGGACACTGTCGGGCTGTCTGAAAGGCGGCTTCAGTTTGCCGAGGACATGGAAGATCTCCTGCTGGAAGATGCAGACGAGGTTGAAAATGTTTTACGCAAACAGGGAGTTGAACTGAAAGACGCCGAGGGTGAAGAGGACTTTAGCCTTGAGAAGATGACCCGGTTTGTCCGGGAAATCCGAAGGGATTCAGAGAGAAAACTTAACAAATGGATCCCCCAGCGAAGTACTGAACTGAAACAGTCGGTGGAGATAAACGCGCAGGCCGAGAAGCTGTATCCATGGCTGAACAAAGCCGACTCGCAAGAGATGAAATTGTTCAATCAGGTGCTATCGGCCAGTCCGCAAGCGGCCCTGGCTCCCAACTATAAGTTGGAATTGGCGAGGTACGTTCGTGGGTATATGGCGGAATTGGGCGAACAGGGTAAGAAGATAACCCCCAAAAGGGTTGTAGCTGAACCTGGTAGACCAACATCCGCGCCGGCGCCGAAGGAGGGTAAGGTGGCCAAATACGAGGAATCCAAAAAGAGAGTGTTTTCAAATCGGGACCAACGAGGTCTGACAGACTTCGTTCAATCGATAATTGATTAAGGGGAGGAAATAAGATGGCTGGTTTATTTATTAGTGGTGTTCAAACAAGTAGCACCGATTTCGGCAAGGGAAGCCAACGTGATTTGCTAGACGCGATCACGATGGTGGATGCAAAGGAGACGCCTTTCATGGCGATGGTTCCGAAGGGAACTGCGCCAATTAACGCGTTGTATGAGTGGCCTGCTGACAAGCAGGAGACACCGAGTCACAACGCTGTGGCAGACGGGACGACGGCCGACATCGCAGTTGGTTCGTTTGATAACGCGCAACAGAGTTACGACATCCTGTCAAACAGGGTGCAGTGGTTCAGGCGCCAAGCGATGGTTGGTAAACTGGCGCAGAACGTGCAGAACCAGGCCGGCATCAAGGATCACTACGCACACGCGGTGACCAAGAAGCTGACCCAGTTGAAACGTGACGCTGAAGTTCGCTTTTGTTCGGACTCGATCTGGGCCGGTAACA